GTGTTTGTAGATATTCACCACCAACCACATTTAAACTTGTTGATGGACTTGCAGTTCCTATACCTACACGATTGTTTGAGCTATCTACTTTTAGTGTAGACGTATCAACTGTTACATCACCTGTAAACGTACCTGTTGACGCACTCAACGCTTGATTACTAGGATGCCCTACTGTACCCACTGTTCTAAACAAGTAATACACAAAGATGTTATTACCTGAGTTACTTGATGGTGCTCCTGTAAATGTAAGTGTAGTTCCGTTGCTTACTGCATATGCTACAGATGGCTCTTGTACAACACCATCTACAGATACAAGTATGTCTTCGTCAGACCCCACTGCATGGTCTAGTGTAAATGCAGTTGTAGAACCATCACCTGAAAATACAGATGCTGCTTTGGTTGATACAAATCTATCTACAGCAGGAGTTCCTATGTATGGCATCTTATGTTATCTCCATTATGCTTAGTGTTCCTGATATCTTATCTGCTACAGAACAATCTATTCTTAGAAGGTCTCCTGTCTCAAGTATGACCTTACCACCTGTTAATAGTTCTAGTGATGAACCTACAGGTATAGGTGCATCTTTCACTAAGAACGATGTTCCATTGGTTGCTGCTCTACCACCACCTGATGTAGTAGATACAAGTT